CACCGGACTCCCTCAGCAGGCATGACGCCTGCACACCCCCCGGATTACCGGAGGGTGTCCCAGCCAGTCTTGATGCGAACGGATCTGGCACGTCCAGCACGTTCAAGGTGGTCCTTGTCCAATGGAAGCATCTCTGCCTCCCACCACGGGAGAAACGCGGGGATCTCCTCGGAAGGAGATATCGACAAGAACCACTTCATCAGGGCTCCATAAGAATCCAGCTTGGAAACTGGTTTCTTAGGAACAATCTTCACGCCCCTTACCAAAGGACGGTGAAGATTAGCGTCATGGCTGATCTCTTGATTAAAGAGATCATAGGCTGTACCATGGCGCCCCAGGAGAGGAGATGTCGGCTCAACGTAGGGGAAAGGAATAATCCTTCCAATAACCTCGTCAAGCCATGCGGAAGTTCTATACCAACCAGCTCCGAAAAGCTGATTACGTAGAGAAACCGCTGACACCAACTCTCGAACGTGCCGTCGGTTAACAGGGAGAAGATAACGTAGACGTACAACTTTAACAGGTTGTCCATCGTAGAAATCCTCTCCACAAGATTCTCGGAACTTCCCGTTCCAATAACTCTTGTTCCCATTAACAACGAAGCCGAAGGCTTCTAGGGCCTGCATCACCGATTGCACATAGTCTACAGGGACGATAATATCGTCTCCGTAGACGCGCACCCTACCGATCATGGATCTAACATCATGATCAGTAATGCGTCTGCCGAGGGCCTGTTCTATCCCGTAGAAGATGACCGTCACGAAGACGATCGACTCCATGGGAAAGCACAGAGCAGAACCCATCGACGCGAACTTGGCTAAGCGTTTAACGCCATAGCCAGGTACATCAGCCTTCCGGCTCCTAGTAGCATCGAGGGCTTTATTAAGCCAACGATGCTTGCCTACCAGGAGCCGTACATGCTGATTGGATACCCTGTCCGAAGCCTCACTCAAATCGAGTGTGGCGAGGTCCCCAGTGATGGAGCCCTCTCTCGCGAGCCATTGATTTGGTTCTTGAGATACGAACTGCATGAACTCCCTTGTTTGGTAAAAACGAGGGATCTCTTGCATCATCATCGCGAGAACGGCCTGCTGCATATATTGCACAGCAGTAGGTTCAATAGCGATGATTCGGGGACTATCCAGCGTCTTAGGGACGGAAATAACCCTTACAGGTATTTCATCCCTAGGTTCGAGGATCTGTACGTCGTCCAACCATTGAAGTTGGACAGGAGAGGAAGGATTGGGTATGAGGTATTCCCAGTGTGGGAACATCTCTTCCAACCTTCCAGTCCACCGCCGAAGTACATACTTCGCGTTGCCGCGAAGCTTATCAGCGGTGGCTCCAGGGCCATGTTTCGGAGAGAGCATCTCGTGGTACAGACGATTGTCTATACTGGAGAAGAACTCACTCCAAAGAAGGTTTCCTATTCTCTGGAAATCTTCGACCCGCCGCTCTTCAGAGAAGAGCAGTGAGTCTGCCCGGCGTACATCCTTCTCACTCTCGATCCACTTGACATACGCAGCTTTAACCCTGTTAGGGGAAAGCTGGATCTTCTCTAAACCAGGAGAAGAATCAGGCTTAATCTTTGCCCACATCAGCGTAAGCTGACGTATGCATCGAATAGCCTCGATGTCAGGTGAATCGATCAGCAGTCCGCACTTAGGATCGAACACACGGGAAAGCAAACCTCCAAACAATTGGGGGAGAGCTCCGCGTCGCTGGAATCCAGCGAATGCGGTGTTCCCGACGAAACCATCGTCAAGGGACTTTGTGAAGTCCTTGCCGAATTTCGCCAGGGATATCGTCAGAAACGATATCCCCTCGTGCTCGATCCGACTCGTGATCGTTTTGAGATCACGAGTGGTGCTAGTGCCGCATCGCATGCTGGTTTCTTCCAGCATGCACCGTAGGAGCGCGATCAGGCTTTTCATGGATCCCCAATCTAAACATTAGGTGGTCCATCCTCAGCATGATCGTTCCCGGAGAGAGCTCTGTCAGCTCTCACCACCCAGAAGTTGGGTGACCCGTGCTCCCGTGGACGCCGTAAGGTACGCGACAAGCGCATCTACGACGGCCTTCTCTTCCGTCACTGAATACCCATTCACCGGAACATCGGCCACCAGAGTAACACTCATGGAAGGCTTGATGTTCTGGGAAGGGTTCAGTGGATCGGCAGAGATTTTGGAAGCACTCAGTTTCAGAGCACGACGATTCCGACGCCCATAGGCGTGAGAAATCGTCATCTGGTAGAGACCGTCGGCGGACGTAAAAGTCCCCGACGCTTCACCAGACCCAGTTCGCGGAAGCGAAATGGGAGTCCCTGAAACAGTGACAGACTGTGGATCGGTAAACGCCATGCAACGTTCCTATCGGTAGAAATTGATAGGAATAGGCGGACGCCTATTCACTACGCCCTGCAGGGACTACATCCCTATCTGCAACATATATGCCACTTACGTGGTCACTTGTTGCGCAGGACTCCAGGAGCTCGGGTTAAACCGAGCGCTCCCAGTATGGCGTTCTGGGTATTTGACAAAGTACCCATGTTAACGCCAAATCCGTAAGGGGTAGCCGATGTGCGCTTTTTGGACTCAATCGTCCGAAAAGCGCTCACCGACGTAGGTCCGCTTGCACCAGGTCTTAGGTGCATACCAGTCACGGTACACATACGCGTCACCTTTGTATGGTGCATTACGTATGCGTAGCGGGCCACGAGCGAGTCGTTGGACAAAGCGACGATATTCTTTATAAAAGAATTAGCGTCGCTAAACCAATCGACAAGCCAGGACCAGGGAGTGAGTTGCCAGGCTGTATCGACATTAAAGTCGGTACCGAGCGCGTGATTAGCGAGCTCCGCATAGCGATCCATCTTACCGAGGAAATCATGTGCCTCGTTAA